GCTGACATGCCTAGTCTGTCTAGCCACGACATCAAAGGCTCCAAATATTTTGAGGGCTTGCGATATAAGAAGGATGTTGAAATTGTTCACAAAGCGATGGACATCCTATTGGCTCCGCTGAAAGACCTTCAAACGCGCCAAAAGAAGAACAAGGAAAAGATTTATAAGCCCCGCATGGTGATGACATTGGGCAACCATGAAAACCGCATTGACAGGGCTGTAAACAACAATCCAACATTGGAAGGACTCATCAATGTTTCAGACCTTGAATATGAAAAAGATTGGGAAGTATTTCCGTTCTTACATCCCGTTTTTATTAACGGCGTTGGCTTCAATCATTATTGGCCTGTCGGCGCAATGGGAAGACCTGCATCTTCTCCTGCTGCTATTATCAGTAAGCTACATATGTCGTGTATTGCTGGACACCAGCAGGGCAAGGCCGTGGCCTATGGTAAACGTGCTGACGGACAACCTATTACTGCTATTGTTGTGGGGAGTTATTATCTTCACGATGAAAGCTACATGGATAGGCTAAGTAACCGACATTGGCGTGGCTTGTTGGTGATGAACGAAGTGAACGATGGACATTTCGATGAGATGTTCTTGTCAATTGAATACTTGGAGAAAAAATATCATGTCATATAACTCTTGTGGAACCCGCGAAAAACCTAAAAAAGCAGATTTTACCTATAAAGGTATTTGCTATTGGATAAATTCTTACGACAGTGTAGAATTATGGGATGATGAATATTATTGTCTTACTTCTTTTTCTGTAAAAGAATACAATACAGACAAAGAAATCGCAGAAGACAATCCATTATGGGATGACAATGAATTTCATTTTTCAAAAGTACGTAAAATAGGATTTAAAGTGTTTTCTGGTGCTGGAAGTTCAGAGATGTTTTCAGAACGCTATTATGGTTGATAAAGATATGGAAACAGAAAAAAGTTGTCAAACATGCAAGTACGGGAAACGCCCCTACCCGAACACAATTTGTGAAGATTGTATACAACATGAGCTTTATCACTGGCAACCCAATGAAGCCACTGTGAAAGAATATGTTCTAAAATGCTTGCCCGGAGAAGCAAATGTTAGTGTCACAAACGCGACAGCTAACGACAATCAGGTAGCAGGAAAGCATTACAAGGACAAATCAATTCAGCCTTGGGACTATATTTATGCAAATAACCTTTGCTATTTCACTGGAAACTGCGTAAAATACGTGTCCCGTTGGAAAGACAAGGGAGGCGTGGACGATCTGAAAAAGGCTCGCCACTATTTGGATAAACTCATTGAACTAGAAGAAGGAAAATAATGACCCCCTATCAAACCTACATTGCCAAATCACGGTATAGCCGCTTTTTGGACAGCAAGGGCCGTCGTGAGCATTGGGATGAGACAGTTGATCGTTACATGCAATTCATGGATACTCATCTAATTGAGAAGCATAACTACCACATGGGAATGGATCTGTACGCCGAATTGAAGCAGGCCATTACAAACCGTGAAGTGTTGCCATCCATGCGTTCCATCATGACGGCTGGTGAAGCGTTGGAGCGTCAAAACATTGCTGGCTACAATTGCTCATACTTGCCCATTGATGACGTTAAAGCCTTTGATGAAGCCATGTACATCTTGCTGTGTGGCACTGGTGTCGGCTTCTCTGTGGAGCAAAAATATGTCTCTAAACTCCCTGAAATCCCTTCTGAGTTGTTCAATTCTTCTACTACTATTGTGGTTAAAGACTCCAAAGAAGGCTGGGCTAAGGCACTTCGTCAACTTATCGCCCTATTATACGCTGGTGAAATTCCGCTTTGGGATGTTTCGGCGGTTCGTCCAGCAGGTACACGGCTTAAGACTTTTGGAGGACGTGCATCTGGTCCCGAGCCTTTGGTGGAACTGTTCAGATATACGGTGGATAAGTTTAAAACAGCTAAAGGTAGGAAGCTTCACTCCCTCGAAGCACACGACATCCTGTGTAAAATCGGAGAAGTCGTTGTGGTTGGCGGTGTTCGTCGTTCGGCTATGATTTCTCTTAGCGATCTGTCGGATGATAGAATGGCACATAGCAAGTCTGGTAATTGGTGGGACGGTCAGGGCCAACGAGCTTTGGCTAACAACTCTGCTGTCTACACTCAAAAGCCAGATGTCGGTCAATTTATGCGTGAATGGAGCAATATCTATGAAAGCCACTCCGGGGAACGTGGTATATTCAACCGTCTTGCCTCTGAGCTACAAGTGGCTAAGAATGAACGGCGTGAATTGGGCAAAGAGTGGGGTACTAATCCTTGTTCTGAAATCATCCTTCGCCCTTACCAATTTTGCAACCTATCTTCTGTTGCTGTCAAATCGGATGACACGTTGGACAATCTCAAACGCAAAGTCCGGCTCGCCACCATCCTCGGCACGTTCCAAAGCACGTTAACTCACTTCCCCTATCTGCGTAAGATTTGGCAGACAAACACAGAGGAAGAGCGTTTGCTTGGTGTGTCGATGACAGGTATTTTGGATTGTCCGTTGCTCAATCAGCCCTATGATGAGGGTTTGCCCAACCGTTTGGAGGAATTGAAAAATGTTGCTATTGACACTAATGCTCAATTTGCTGACAGTATTGGCATCAATCGTAGTGCTGCGATCACTTGTGTTAAACCCGAAGGAACTGTCTCCCAACTCACAGGAACAGCTAGCGGTATTCATCCTCAGCACGCTGAGTTTTACATCCGGCGTGTCCGATCTGATAATAAAGACCCACTTACTGCCTTTCTAAAGCAGGCAGGCTTTCCTGCTGAACCTTGTGTCATGAAACCTGACTCCACTACGGTGTTTAGTTTTCCTGTTCAAGTAGGCAAAGGCGCTGTGTTGCGTGAACATCTGACAGCGATTGAGCATCTGCAATTGTGGCTTGTTTTTCAACGTCATTGGTGTGAACACAAACCGTCAGTTACAATTAGTGTAAAAGAAGATGAATGGCCCAAAGTAGGCGCATGGGTATGGGAGCATTTCGATGAAATCACTGGTGTATCGTTTTTGCCATACGATGGTGGCACTTATCGTCAAGCTCCCTATGAAGAGATCACTGAAGCGGAGTTTAATATTCTGGCGAATGGGATGCCGAAAGAAATTGATTGGGACAGCTTCATCGAAGTGACAGACAATGTGGAAGGAACACAAACCCTTGCATGTACCGCTGGCGCTTGTGAAATCGCCTTTTAAGGAGCTATAATGGTAATAGATTTCTCATGGACAGGAGGCTTAGTGTTTGGGCTTTACCACCTAGACACAGCCGTAGTTGAAGTGGACGAAGATATGTACGAATTCTGTAATGCCGTTGTGCTTGCACTAGGGTTTTTTCAGATTAGTTTCTTGTTCGTCTAAAGGTTAAGGGGAAAGCGGATGCTCCACGGGATACAGGGAGCCGAGTAGAGGGCCACCGGGGGTTGCTATGCCCCAAGGAGAATAGCCCGTTAAGTGAGACGCAGCGAGTACCCACCAAATAAGAAAGCCCCTTAATAGGGGCTTTTCTGTTAAAAAGCTGCTAAAACAGCCTGATATTTCTTTTCTCGTTCCTCTAGGCCAATATAGCCTCCATTAATCTTCTTGGTCATGCCTTTGATGTCACCAGCATCGGCAAAACTTTCTAGATTGTTTGTCTTCCAAAACCACCCAGCAGAACGACAAGCGGCACTAGGTTCAAGTAGCAGGTCAGGGTTAGCCACCAAATCAAGGCCAAGATAGGAACCACATTTATCATAATTGTATTTCCCTGTAAGTTGTTTCAAACCCCTACCAATAAATTTGGCCCCTTCACCCGATTCAGCAGGCCCATTTCCCATACGACCAGAGTAAACCAAATTAGCTATAAGCTCTGGTTTCCCGGCTATGGAGTTTGCCACTGCGGTTGGAATGAGTTTTCCCTGAGCGTCTTTCTTAGGCTTCTTATCTGGCCCCATTTCAGCAAACCGATTGGGCCAGCATGCTGCCAATGTTGCTGCACGATAGTTGAGGTTTTCTTTCAACATGGTGAAACCACCACTCTCATGCGAACACTGGGCAATGAAAGAAGCAATGCGTTGAGGTGTGTTGATGTTAAACTCTTCGCATGTTTGTCGTACAGCTTCTAGCCATTTAGCGGGGTCTTTCACACCTGCTGCTTTGAGATGTTTTTCTTCAATCATTCTTAGCCATCTCTTTCTGTTTCTGATCGACAGCCTCCTGAGACTTGTTAGAGGAGCCGTAGAAGAAACGAATGAGGGAGTTGACAGCCGTACCGATTAGGAATCCCAAAATAATGTTGACAAAGTCACGGTTGTGGTTGTCAATGGGCATGAACGACACCAAGAAGAAATAAAGGAAAGATGCCCCTGTCAAAAACCAAGCATAATACTGACTAAACTTACGGGTTGATTCATCTTTCATATACATATCCGTTGCACGTTGTGTGCTTTGCTCGTCCAGTTGGGCCATAAACTCAGAATGGCGGTTGGCTTCTTCTTGAAGCTTAGAGTTGTATTCAGGAGTGGCCTCACCTTCAGGCTTCAAAGGCATTCCAAGCTTCTTTTCGACAGCTTCAACACCTTGTTCCAACA